TTGTTATTAAAAACTTGGAATCAAATGCCAACATACCTGGTGTTTGGGAAGTTTACCGCCAAGCCTTGCGTGATGTTCCGAATCAATCAGGTTTCCCTTGGACAATTACTTGGCCTGTTGAGCCACAATAAGGAGCAATCATGGCTATTTCTGATGCACTGCGCTATCAACTTAATACAGGTGGTTCTGCGGATACCCTGTACGGAATCATTCGAGATTTTCTTGCCACAAGCCCAGATGCCGCTACAACACAAGCGCAGATGCGTCAGTATGGAATCTCTGCTGAAGACGTAGCTAACGCAACTGGCGGCGCTTCTGGTGGCTTGCTAAGTGGCAATATCCTAGCTGGTGCTAGTTGGAATAGCTCAAATACTGCTTTACAGAATCAACTCACAGAAGTTACTGGTCAGCAAACATCTAACTATGCTGTTGGAGGATCAACTACCTCAGACACATTAAAGCAACTTAATACATTCTTGGCGGGTGGTGGTCAGTTTGACCCTAATGCTACTGTTTACTTGCAAGCAGGTGGTGTTGACTTTATTACTGGCGTAGATAAAGCAGTTGTTAAAGACAACCTAAACCAGATTGTTAAGACTCTTGGCGATCAAGGTGTTAATGTTGTTCTTACTGGTTCACCTTATGCCAAGTCTGTTCAAGATGTAATCACAAATAACTTTGATCCTAAAGTTGACCAAATTTATACTGATGTTGCCAAAGCTAACTCTAATGTTGCTTTAGTTGGTACACAAGGCGAGATTCTGCAAAACAAGAATTTGTTAGTGGATGCTTTGCACACCAATGCTGAAGGCACAGCAGTTTATAACCAATCTGTTATTGATGCTTTATCTCAGTTTAAGAATGAAGTGCCATCTAGTGCTCCACAAGCAATTGCACAAGCCTATCAAACAAACACTGTAGCGACAACTCCTTCAATTATCGCTCAGGCCGCTGCTAGTCCTGAAGTTGCTAAGTCATTGGTAAGGGCTATTCCTACTGCCCGTGGTACTGTCATTGAAGGCGATGACATTGAAGCTCAAATTGCAGGTGTGCCACAAGTAGTTTATGAAACAAGAGTAGACCCAAACAACACGGCTAATTGGGAAACATTTAATCCTAAAACTGGTGAAGTAATTGACTCAGGCACTTTTGCGGGTGGTGGTACTAAAGATACGTTGGCTCTTCTTGCTCCTGTTATTGGGTTGGCGGCTTCCACTGTTGGTCTTCCTTTTATCTCGGGCTTATTAGGTGGGGCTACTGGTTTGACAGGTTCTGCTTTAGCGGGTGCTACAGGGGCAACCATTGGAGGCGGTACAACTGCAATAGCAGGTGGCACAGGGCAAGATATTCTTAGAGGTGCTTTGTTAGGTGGTGCTGCTTCCTATGGCGCATCTGCACTGGACAACTATCTCTCTACGGGTTCTGCTGCTGACGTTGGCATCACAGAGCGTCAATTTGCTATTGCAGATGCCAAGAACTTAGCAAGCCAAGGTTTATCAACAAATCAAATTCAAGATACTTTAACGGCTGGTGGTTATAACGACATAACTGTTCAAAGAGCAATATCTTCGATAACAGGCACTCCTGTCGCATCATTACCAATACCTGGTGCTGTAAATGTTACTGGTGCGGCTAATATTCCTGCACTTAGTACGGGCGGTCTATTGGGCGGTTTGGTTACGCCAACAACCACTCCTGCGACTTCTGTAGCAACTACAACACCAGTAACGCAAGGAGGCACTGTAAATGTAACTGGTACTGCTCAACCTCAAATGGTAGATCAAGCGACATTGGCTTTAGTTAATAGTCAACTTGCTTCTAATTTAGGAACACCCGCTAACCTAGCAAATGTTCAAATTACAGCAGACAGACCAGCTTCTGCGCAAGAGATTACAAATGCAATTCTTGCAACAGTACCCAATGTAACTGTTCCACAAGCACAAACTCAAGCACAAGTATTGATTACAAGTGGTCAAAACTTAACTACCAATGACTTGGTGACTGCTGTAGCTTCTGTTTCTCCAAACATTACAAATAGTGTTGCGGAACAGATTATTACCAGTTCAAACTCAAATGCCATTCAGCCAGTAGTCAGTGCTTTGGTATCAACAGTTACACCTACTACTGGTGGTAACTTATCTACTGTGCAAGTTACTGGAGATAGAGTAGCTTCTACACAAGAAATTGCTAATGCGGTAATAGCTACAGTACCAAACATAACTCCTCAACAAGCACAGACTCAAGCGGAAGTTATAGTTTCAAGCGGTCAAAACTTAAAGGTTTCTGATTTGGTTACTGCTGTTTCTGCTGTTTCGCCAAACATTACCAGTAATGTTGCAGAGCAAATTATTACCAGTAACAGACCTGTAACTACACAAGATGTGGCTGCCATTGCTGCGGGTTTAGTTACTCCTGCTATTGCAACTCAGACTATTACTGCACCAAGGCAGACCAATATTGGAGAAAATTTAGCATCCCTACCTGCATCATTATTGTCTCCTGCTGTAACTGCAACAACACCAACAACACCTGCAAGTAAATCTGATCCTTTGCTAAATGCGGCAGCCACATTGGGATTGTCAAGTTTGTTTTCTGGTGCTCTTGGTACTGCGGGTAATATGTTGCAGATGCAAACATCAAGAGAAGCGGCTCAACGGGCGCAATCAATGATTGATGCTGAAACAAAAGCAGCTAAAGATGCGGCTCAGTTTAGACCTATTGGCATGACCACAAGGTTTGGAACTTCTCAGTTTGGTTTTGATCCTGTAACGGGAAGGTTATCAAGTGCAGGTTACAACTTAACACCTGATGTCAAAGCCCAACAAGATCGTTTCATGGCTTTGTCTAATCAAGGTCTGACACAAGCAGAACAAGCACAAGGACAATTTGCACCTCTTCAAACGGGCGCACAAAGGTTGTTTGGTCTTGGTAATCAATACTTGGCTCAATCTCCGCAAGATGTTGCACAGAACTATCTAAATCAACAGATGAGTTTGTTGCAACCAGGCAGAGAACAAGAGTTGGCTAACTTGCAGAACAGACTCCAACAACAAGGCCGTGGCGGTCTGTCTGTTAGTCAAGGTGGGACTATGGGTGCTACAACTCCCGAGTTGCAAGCCCTGTACAACGCTAGAGCACAACAAGAAGCTCAATTGGCGGCTAATGCTCAACAAGCGGGTCAGAGGGATGTTTTGTTTGGTGCGGGATTGCTTGGTCAAGGCTCACAAGCTATGGGTCAATACTATGGTGGTCAGCAAGCTGCTTATGCACCTTATACAGCCGCAATGGGACAAGCACAGAACTTGGAGACTTTGGGACAACAGCCCTACAACATGGGTGTTAACTTAGGACAGATTGGCGCACAAGCAGGGTTTAATGTTGGTCAGCTTGGTTTAAGAGGCGCACAAATTAGCGCAGGTTTAGCTACAAGTGCTGATGCAACACGAAATCTTTTGGCTCAAGGCTTAACTGCTGCAGGAAATCCTAACGCTATGTTTGGCCCAGCATTAAGTGGATTGTTTGGCGGTGGACTGCAATCTGCATTTAGTGGAACAGGTGTAGGCTCTTCTGGTTTTGGAACTGGTTTAGCTTATGGTAATCAAGACCTTGGCTTATTCTTGTAAGGAATCATCATGGCAGAAAATATTGTAGCGGGTCTGTTTGGTTTGACTCCACAAATGTTTCAAAACCAACAGTACCAACAAGACTTAAATCGTGGTATCTCGATGGCGCAACTATCGCCTGGTGCTGCGGCTCAAGCGGGTCTACAGGCTAGTGTAGGTCAGCTAGGCCGTGGCTTTGCGGGTGCTATGGGCATAGAAGACCCACAACTCAAGTTAATAAGCACTCGCAACTCTATTGCCCAACAGATAGACCAAACCAATCCTGAATCAATCTTAAAAGGTGCTCAGATGTTGGCACAAATGGGCGACCAACAAGGTGCTTTTGCTTTGGCTCAATATGCTCGTCAAGCGCAGAGTGAGATGGCTCAAACACAACAGCGTTTGTCGGCAAGTAGAGCGTCAGAAGCTCAGGCTACTCGTGAGCGAATGACCCCACAACAACAGAATGCGATGGCTTATGCCGCAACTGTTGCTGAACCAGGCACGCCACAGTTTAATCAAGTTTTTCAGAAAACTTTGCAAGATTTGATTAATAAGGAAAAGCCTGATTTAACATCAACTGAACAGAAAAATGCTAAAGCTTTAGCTTTAACTGCTGGCCCCGAAGGTTCTGCTCCTTACATTGAAAGATTTAATAAAGAGATGCTTCGCTTAACAACTAAGGCTGAAGGTCGTCCTGTCATTAAAGAAATTGGTGTAGCAGAAGGCAGTCGTGAGCCTGTTTATACCTATCAAACAGGGAATGATGAACCCATACAAGTTACCTTTAAGTCAGATAAAGAAGGTAATCAAAAGATGTTTTATTACTCTGGCGGTGTTGATAGAAAAACATCTGAAACTAAAGTTGGTGGCGTTACATTGCCAGCAGGTGAGTCTGAGTTTGTAAAACAACTTGGCAAAAAAGACGCTGATCGTGTTGATGCGGCTATTACAGTGC